GGTACCAGTCCGGGTTCTCGCCGAACTTCTGCGTGATTGGAAAGCTTGGATCGACTGGATAGATCATCTAAATTCCTTTTCTTCCCTCAAAAATTTCTTCTTTGCGTTCTTCGTTCCTTTGCGGTTAATCCTCATTCGGTTCCGCGGTAGACCAATCCAGCTCAGGCGTGATCGCCTCGATAATGTCCGCGTGGGTGGGCACGTAAGGAACGATGTCAGAAACTCCCTCGGGTTCGTCGAAAAGGTGATGGTGGTGAAATCGCTCAGCTTGAAGCGGCGTGAACAGGGCAGAGATAGCGTTTAATATATCTGTCATGGTCAGATAGGGCGCCTGGCAAGAGAAAACCATGCCGGAAGCGGGTTCATTCACCGGCACCAGCTTGCAGTGGCAGTGCTTGTGGAAACCTGGCACGATGGAAGAATACCAGGTCGACAGGCTTCGAATCTCTCCGTCCAGCTCGGTGCAGCGTGGGCACGGGTTGGGCCCGGCTGCCACCCATTGGTAATTGCTGGTTGGACCCGGCGCAAATACAACGCTTGACATTTCTTTTCTTCCCTCAAAAATCTTTTCTTTGCGTCCTTCGTTCCTTTGCGGTTAATCTCTTAGTTCCCGTCCCACTGGTCCAACTTGAACCCCTGCGGCGGCAAAGGTTGACGACTGGCCTGGCGACTTCGCTGGCGCAGGGTGGCTCTGAACTGGTTCAGGTTGTCGATGGCAAAGGCTTTTAGCTCGGGGTGGTTTGAGAAACTCTCGCTGTAGATGGCGGTTCTCAACCGGGCAGCGTGGCCGGCTGCGCCCATCAGCAGCAAGGCGAAGTCCTGGGCCGGTACGGTGCAGGTGGCGGCCGCGTCCAGGTCGTCCATGATGTGGGTCAGGGCGTAGCTGACGCGCAGCTTGTCGCCCACAATCGGCGTGCGTGACCCTCCGACGTACAGCATCGGCACCCCATCCGTGAAGTAGTAGTAATAAGATTTCAACGGGTCCAGCTCGATGGAGTCGCTCACCCAGGGGTACAAGACCATGGTCACGGCGATCAGGCGGCTCAGGGCCAACAGGGATTGTTCCCGGCCAGCCACGGTGACGGTGACGGTGGCGGTCTTGATGTAGGGCACCGCATAGGAATACTCAGCCAGCGCCAGGCGGAAGCCCTCGGTGGTAATGTCTACCGTGAAGCGGTTCGCCAGCGTGTCGCCCAACATCAGCAGCAGCTGGGTGGTCAGAGTGGAGAGGGTGGTGGTCATAAAACCTTACCTTTCTACGGCATGGCGTTTTCAAAATCATCATAATCGTCTGGATCGTCGAAACGTTCAACGGCATGGTACATCAGCTCATCGATGTATAATCCCCGTTCTGTGGGTGACGAAAGTCCCCGTTCTGTGGGGATTGGTGACTGGTGACACAGCTCAGCGGGATCCGCCAGCCGGTTGTCACCATTTGGATACAGCGACCACCTGGTTGTTGGCGATATCGCCGGCTTGATTGTCACCAAACGAGCATGATACCGACTGCGGCAGGGTTTTGGCCTGGGCCTGGCTGGCTTCGATTCCATCATACCGGCCAGGATTGCCACCAGTACCAGAAAACCCAGCCAGGCCAGCACAAAGACCAGAACGGCAAGGATATTAAACATGGCGGCTCAGCTCTTCAGCATGAGCGTCATGATCCGGTCCGCTCCCTGGTTGACGTCCGTGCCCGCCCCGGCCGTCTCAGACCAGACCTGGAAATAAGCGCAAGACAGCAGCTCAGCCGGCAGAGGAAACGCCCCGGCCGCTACCACGCCGGTAATCTCGACGATGGCCCCGGTTGCGCCACGCAGAGGCACAAAGGTGCCGCCAGGTGCATCACATACTTTGAAAGCGATAGCCGCGGCCGTCCAGGCAGCCGGGGTGATGATAGACCCCGTGGCGTAGTCCTGCATGTTGACGATACCGGATATGGCAGCGCCGTTGAGGATGGTAGATTTTACAACTGAGGAAACTCTAGCAATGAGACCCATAGAAAACCTCTTTCCTTTTTTTCTTCCCTCAAAAATCTCTTCTTTGCGCCCTTTGCGCCTTCACCCCTTCGGGTGCGCTGACGAGCGTGCGGTTAATCCTTTCTCCAATGCCCCCGGTTAACCAGGCCGGGGGCATGGCAGGAGAAAACCGGTAACGTAAGTCCCCGTCCTGTGGGGATCGACTAACCCGCGGGTGGAGGAGGTCCGCTGGCTGAGTCTTTGGGTGGAATAACACGCGCGGCCGAGCTGTCTTCAATTGCCGTACCAACTATATAACCCACCAGGACCACCACAATGGTGGTCATCTGGTCTGAAGTTAGAGGAAAGTCCGGCCGGTAGGCCTTGACGATGATCAGACCCAGGCCGATCACGGCCGCCCAAAACTTGCGGGAAGTAAGGAGAAATTTAAGTTTGGTCATATTGCCTCTTTTCGTAGGGTGGGTTTCTTAACCCACCAATTTATTCGCGCAGGTCATAGTTGGCCCGCGCCCCGTAGAAGGTAAGCACGGACGTGGCCGCCGGATCGATTTCCAGGTCCAGGTAGTAGGCCGAGTCATCATCCATCCATTCGGGCGTGGTCAAGGTGACCGTGACTTTGTGCTGTGCCACAGTTAAAACGGTGGCGTTGGCAGGGGTAGAGGTGGTGGTTACTGCTGCGCCGGTGGGGGCGGTCGCGTCTGCCGCCGGTTCGGTGACCTTCTGCAAAACCGGCTCCGTGAAGGAAGTCAAAGCGGCCGTGCCAACGTTGAAGTAGACGTCGATCGATTTCAGCCGGCAGCCTTTTAGGGCGCTGGCGTTGGAAGGGATCGTGATCGGAATCCATAAGCTGAAGGCGGTGTCATTGGCGGTGCGGGCGCTCTGAACCAGGTTCGAAGCTACCGAGTGCGTCATCACCGCCGTACCCGCCTGCATGAAGGAACTGAATGGTATGAATTGAGCCATGTGTGTATCGAGAACGTAACCCATGAGATTTACTCCTTTTATGACTGAGGAAGACCCTAAGGGTTTTCAGAAACCCTTAGGGTTTGAATTTGAACGTTTACACGTGATTATTGGCGAGCGGCCGGAAGTCGTTCACCCACACCGCCACGAACTGGCGCACTTTCAGGCGCGTCTCGTCGTTCATGAACACGGCCGGGCTGAGACTGTCACCGGCGATGAAGACCTCGGGCAGAATGCCGAAGCGTTCACCCACGAAGATGGCCGGAATAACTTTCGGGTCGACCACGGCCGCCCAATCGTTGACGTCTGTCCAGTCCGGGACGGTGACTACATCTCCGGCCTGCCCTTGGAGCTGGTTCTGGCTGTTGATCTGGGCCAGGTACTCCAGGTCCGGGTACAGGATGCGCTTGGCGGTGAGCTGCAGGGCCCGCGGCACCAACAGGTAGCGCGGGTTGATGCCCATCTTCGGGCCGGTGCCATAGTAAGTAGCCGCCTGCTTGATCAGCATGGGCTGGTTGAAAATTGCCGCTCCAACCGTATCCCACTGGGCGGCGGACAGGGCCACCGTCAGAAGGTTGGCGTGCCCAGTCAACGAAGTTACGGCCGTAACGTTGAACAGGGCGCCGCCGTCTGCCATGGTAGGGCCTGCACCGGCGTTGGCGGAGAAGATGGCTGCGACCAGGGCGGAGATGTTGCGCAGGGCAGCGTTGGCTAGCTCGCGCGGGTAGGCTTTCAGCTTGGCGACCGTGTCACGGTCGATCAGCTCGAGCGTGAGCGGGATGTAGCCGCCGTACTTCACGAACGTGGCCGTTTCCGGACTGTCGCCCACGGCCAGCTCGGTGTACTCGCCGCCTTCAGCCACGGTTGGCAGAGCGCCTACCGTGCCGACCAGGATGCCGGTGATGGCGTTCAGGTTGTCGAAGTGCTCGACCTGCACGATCTTGGTCCACCAGTCGTAGCCGGCCCGGCCCAGCTCCTGCCAGCGGTCCACGATGATTTTGTTGAGGGCGTTCTTGACCAGGCCGGTGAAGTCGGCCGTGGTGGCGAACTGGGCCCGATCGGGATAGTAACCGCCGTGCAGGTCGTAGTCGCCGGTGAGGGACAGGTACAGCTCACGGATGCCGGTTGGCCGGTGGATCTGTAGCTTTTCCTTGCCTGGGTCACGCGGCGCGCCCAGCAGGTCGTCCATGGCGGCCTGCAGCTTGTCACTGGAGTCGAAGACTCCGTGGATGCGCCCGGGGCCTTGCACTACCAGGCCGGCCGTCAGCTCGCTGACCAGGCTGCGAGCGTCATCGATGGCGGCTTGCAGCTCGGAAGTCTCGAAAGTCTTTCCGGAAAACTGCTTGCGCACGATGGCCTGCGAAGGGGACGGCAGCTTCGAAGCCGACAGGGCCGATTCGAGCAGGTAACCGCACATATCCACGCGCATCTTGCGGGACTTCTCCACCTCGACGGCAATAGCATCGAGGCGGGTTTTCTCGGCCATGGTCTCGCGCATGACCTGCCGTTCTTCTTCGACTTCCGCTTCCATGGCGGCAAGCATGGCAGCAACGGCGGGGGACTGAATTTCTTCTTTTTCTGGCATGGGAACATTTCCTTTCTGTGGATGGATAGAATTTAAAGCGCGGAGGAACGCACCGCCGCGGGCTGGATTGAAGACAAGATCGACTGAGAGCACTCGCAGGATACTTTTTACCTTCTTTCCTTCGTACGTAAAGATCACGTCGGCGGAGAAGCCAACGCGTGGATGAGGCTCACCATCGGCGAGCATTTGATTACCCAACTCGACCAGGAGCGGACCGGAAGGTCCTAAAGCTTTCAATTGAAGTCGGACCCCTTTAGCTTGATTGTCCCAATTAGGACTGTGGCAAATGCCGGCCAAATCATGCAAAGCATGACCGGTCCATTCATGATCGACAAAACACTCAACCTTGTCCCAAAGGGCAAGGCTTGCACTCAGGCATGCTTCGGAAAACTCCCAGCCGTTAGCCGCGCCGGCGGTGATGGCGAGGATCTCGAACGCGCCCCCTGGCATAGGAGATCCTGATATCTCGAAGGTTTGGTGTATTTCTTGAGTTTGCAAACTGGTTTCTGTCATATTTTTTCCTCTTTCTTTTCTTCCCTCAAAAATTTCTTCTTCGCGTTCTTTGTTTCTTCGCGGTGAATCTCTTTCTATCTCCAGTAACTCGTCGCCCAGGTCAGCGCTCCGTCCCAGGCGCTTGCATAGAACAGCACCGGATCGGCGGGCGGGAAGTAGATGGCGTTGTCCGTGAGCTGGCAGGACACCAGGCTGAAATCTCCGTAGTGCATCTCAGTCGAAACATGGCCGAGTGCATCCAAGCCAGGCAGCCAGCCGCTGGCAAAGCCCAGCGTGATCGTGTCGGATTGCTGCAGGAACTGAATCAGGAAGGCGTACATCGTAGCCCGGCTTTCGGCGTGCACCGTGCCGTCCGGATTGACCAGGCCGTCCGCCATGACCACGGTGAAGTAGACCTTCGAAACCGTGTTGCCGTCCGTGTCGATCTCACGTTGAAGCTGCACCACCGGCCCGGCGTTGGGGCTGCGAGGATCGGGCTGCAGCAGGAATCCCACGTCCGCCCCGCCGTTAACGCTGGGGTGATTGAGGACCAGGTTGCAGTCTTTGCCGATGGTGTGTGAGACGGTCATTTTATAACCACGCGGTACTTGTCAAAGGCTGCCAAATAGTGTTCCCTCGAGCAGTAATGTTCGTTGTAGCGTGTCCAGTCAAGCCTTTTCCCACAGAGTGGATCATTGCAAAAAGCGATTTTGGCTTTAGGTGTTTGGTGATGGTACTCGCGATTGATTTCTCTTTTCCTTTCAAGTCGGTATTTTCTGCCGTAAGCTAACCTATTTTCACGATGGGTTTCTTGATATTTTCGGTTATATTCTTTCTTTTCTTGATAGTTCATCAGAATCCCCTATCCAGCTCGAACATCGGATCCACGGCCGGTACGATCAGGGTCGCGCCGGTTACAAACCATTCCTGCTCATCCAGCACGCCCACCAGCGCCGCCGAGAGCACCAGGTCGTCATGCACCAACTCTCCGGTGGCCGGGTTGCGCGTCCCGTCCGGAACGGACCACTTGATCAGGTGAGCCGGCCCAGGCTGGACTTCCAGCATGGTGAAGCTGAGCTGCTCTATGAAAGTATCATCGGCGGGCGCGTACTCCTTGAAACGACCCGTCTCGATGATGCTGATAAAGTCCCAACCCAGCTTGCTCTTCGTGCTGCTGTTGAACACAAATGGGAGAACCTTACCTGGGAAGGTCTTATCCAGAAAAGACGATAGACCCGCCCCGATGCCGGTTGCATCGATGGCAATATAGCGGGGCAACCAGGTGTCGGCCAGGGTTTTTACCTGGCTGTATTGGAAGGTCTGGCTCTTGCCGGTCCAGGTGCGGCGCAGCACAACCTTGTAAGTGGGCTTGTGGATAAGTACGTCAGAAAGTGTGGATAAGTCCACTTCTACGATTGTCAGAGCGGTCGAGTCCCGTTTCGGGTTGGAAAGCTCCCCTTCATGGCCTCCAGCCTGAGACTGACTTTCGTCTTCACCGGCTACGTCCAGGAGAAAGGCGTAGACGAGACCCGGCGTGGGCTTTTCCTGGGCAGGCTGGGGACCATAAAGCATAGATCGGCGGGCACTCGGAAACATTCCGCTCTCTGCGTCGATCTCTTCAGAAAAAAATTGAGTTCGAACCATGGGATTATTGCGACCCAGGCGGGCGATCTGGTCAGCCACAAAGCTACCGTATGCAGGTACTTCCTTGGCCACCTGGTCGGCGTCGAGGACGAACACGCGTCGCAGACCGTCTACTTTCTCGGCTGCCTGGGCGGCGACCAGCTCACGGTGCAGCAGCGTCCGGCTGGTCCAGGCCGTGCCCCAAAAGATGCGCGTGGCGTTAGTCGAGGCAGCCATCGGAGCTATATCCTTGTCGTACTTTGGGATCTCCACGTCCTGGGCTTCGTCGACCTCCAAAAGGGTCGACGCGGTAGCGCCGACGATGTTCGCTTGCGGTCCTCCGGAGAAGAAGAAAATCCGGGCCGTGTTTAGACGGTAAATGTAGCCCGATTCCTTGGCCCACATGCCACGTGTAATTAGGTTCTTCTGCAGAACACGCTCGAGGCGTCTCATAGCATTTAAAGTTTGAGGCTTCCAGGTGGGGGAAATCTTGACAATCTCGGCGTTGAAGTCCGAGAGCATCAGAAGCAGGTAGGCTTCTATCTGGGCCTGCAGCTCGTTCTTGCCGGACTGCCTGGGGAACATGACCACGAAGGAAAGGCCGGCGTTGGTCTTGACTGAATTCACCACGGCCAGGGCTACCTGCTCCTGGTAAGAACGTAATTTCAAGCCGCTGGCCTGTTCTGCGAAGTCCAAGGGATTGCGAAGTAGCCGGGTTATGACTGATAATAGATCGTTTGGCACGCAGCATTATCCTCCCCCAAAGAAGGCTTTTATGAGAGCGATAACAGCAAGGATTGAAGAACCACCCGAAGCCAGACCTGAAAACAGCTTAAACTGGACGACGCCGTCATGGGCAGAACGAATGCGGGTTTCGTGATCACGGCCTTGCCCTTCGAGGGCCTCGAGTCTGAAGACATTGAGCTCTTGGCGGTGATTACCTTCGGCCTTTATGGCAGATAAATCGGCCTTCATCAGGTCAAGAGCATGGCTTATCTGCTCAGCAATTAGGGCGGTATCATCACCCGGCATTGCTTACCTGCCATTCTTGGGCAACTGTATTAATGGCCTGGCGAACGGTTGCCTGATAAGCGCTCCACTTGGGACATTCGGGACCAAAGGCGCAGATCTGGCAGGCTACCAGGTCACGGCGTAGTTTTTGCAAGGCTTTGCGAAGATGGCCGGCAGAGCTCACAACATTGTCAACGTCAGGCCCTATGGGACACAAAAATTTAGGGATTTTGATAGGTTTTATTCTTAGGGTCGTCATTTTTGGGTTACCTTCCAGTCTGCGAGTACGGTGGATAAGGCCTGGCTCAGGCAGGAGTCCATAGTTTTGTCTTCACCCGAAAGTAGTGCCTGGGTACGGGTAAGAGAGCTGATGCGGATAAAGGCGCTGCCGATTGAGTTAAGCAGCATCGACCAGTCGGTGATCGTAATGTCTTTAGAATTGTTTATAGCTTCGACGGCCCTCCCAGCCAGGACGCGCAGCATGGCAATCTCTCCATTCAGATCCGGCAATATGGCTGATAGGTCGGCAACTTCTCCAGCTCGCATTTGGCGGCTGTAGAAACCGTGCACGAGTGCATTGGTGTTGCCTGGTTGAGCGCCGCGTCTTCGTCCTACCATTGTCCCTCTTAGAACTTTGGTTCTTGGAACATTCGTTCCTATGAAATGATTATACAACAATTTTAATCACCTTATACAAATTCAGCGGCTGAATAATTCAGCTAATCTACGACGTTCTTTCCGTTCTATCTCTTCCCAGCTCAACGGCGCCGGATCGTGGTACAGCATCCGGTGAATCACCAGACCAATTTCAACTTGATTCTCAATTCCTTTCTGCAAGTGGGCCTTAATATATGCCGGCGTGACCCAATCTAAAGCCGCTAATTTTGCCGCCATCGGCTCACCAATTCCACCTGCATGCAACAAATCAATCGACTCGGAATTATTCCGAGTCGATTTATCTTCTTCTACTGCTTTCCCCTTTTTTCTCTTGCTCCCTTCAATTGTAGTAGTAGCAGCAGTAGCAAGGCTTGACTCGGAATTATTCCGAGTCACATCCTGATCATTGTCACCAAACAACTGAAGTGGAGAATTGTCCATCAATGGCAACCTGTGTGCCCGGCCAGTTAATCCCCAGTGGCACCGGTCTATCCTTACCACCAGCTCATATTCTTCGAGCAGCAGCAACCCATCCTGGACCGGCTTATCCGAGTAACCGGTGATTCTGGCCAGCCATTCTGCCCCTACATTTTGCTTTGCAATTGCCATCGCAAAGAGAATCGAGATCGCTGAACCTTTCAGAGCTTTAACTAACTGAATCGGATTTTCTATCATTTTTCAATTTTTTCCCCGTTTCTTTAAAAATCCTAATTTTCTCACCTAGTATAAAATTCCTATCTACCGTCTCCAGGTCCAACATCCCGCAAATATCCTCCAGTACTTTCCGCAGACTGACCACCTGGTCTATTCCCAGCAAGGGTTGATCCTCCTGCCACATGGCTGAATAAGCCGACAGTCGATTTACCATCCTCCTTACTGACACAAACCGCGCAGCCAAAACCGGATATTGGCACAGCTCCTCCGTGATTAATCTTTGAAAATGTTCTGGACTTTTTACCAATTGATTCCCCACGTAAATCTTAGACATTTTGGCTCCTTTTTCCGTGTTATAATGTGCTTGGCTGCGACCGGCCCGGTTTAGGCTTTGACTCCTTTCCCGGACCGGTCGATTTCAACAGAGAGCGTCCCTGTCAGGTAACTCTCTCCGCAAAAGCGGCAAGGCTAATTTATGCCTGGCTGCTTTTTTCGTTGTAAGGTTCTTGTAAGTTTAAAATCCAGCATCCAGGTCAATATTAAAAAGAGAGGGATAGACAATGGATGAGTTGGAGAAATATCTAAATAACCACTCGGATTGGTCTCTCAATACTCGAGAGCATTACAAACGCATCCTCACCCACTGGCTGAGCGAAACAAAAGACTCCCAAACCTTTACATCCAGCGATTTTCTAAAATGGTTGACCTGTCATTCCTGGTCGTCTCCCACTCAGTGGGTCGCCTTTTGTTGTGTCAGAGGTTATATAACCTGGCTGTACGGAGCCAGGCATCCTGCACTCGAGCTCAAAACCCGGCGTGTCGATTCCCCGCCACAACGTTCACTTACTTTCAAACAGGTTTATCTTCTGTTGAGTAGCTTCGATACTTCAACTGTCAAGGGGATTAGGGACCTGGCGATTTGTAGCCTGCTGCTTGATTCAGGCTTGCGCGCTTCAGAATGCTGCCGTCTCAATCTTCAATATCTCAACCTCGAGGAGCATCGCTTGACCGTCCTGATCAAGGGGGAAACCTGGGGAGATGGCGTCTACTCAGAAGAAACGAGTAGATTTTTATCTGACTGGTTAGCCATCAGAAAAGCCAGGATAGGGGTCACTAGTGTTTTTACCTCAATCGGTGGAGATACCCGCGGCTGCCCGTTGACCCGCGAAGGACTTCAATATATCGTCAGCAATTGGGCTACTCGAGCTGAAATCAAAGTTCTCAGCCCCCACGATCTGCGCCGCACCTTCGCCAGCCAGGCCACCCGACTGAAATGCCCGGCCAGAATCTTGCAGGTCGCCGGTCGATGGAAAAACTTAGCCATGGTCGAACGTTATACTCGAGATATCGAAGCCGAGGATTTTGCCCCGTTTTTCCCCGTTTCCAACGCCCTGGCTTGACTGCACATCAAGATGTTGCGGGTTCAACCCCCGTCGCCCACCCTCACGCTATTCGGTTGTTAAAGTGCTGAGGTTCAAAAGACCACTTTGACGCCGGAGAGCGTCATAGATCAAGAGGCCCGCGTTCACAGCGCGGGCTTCTTGCTTTAATGCAAATTGAGCAATTTTGCCACCACCACAGCCAAAATAATCAGCGCTACGATGGCCCAGGCTGGCGAACCCTGACCAGTTCGCGCCGCATGCCAGGCTGATTTTTTAACTGAGCGCCTTGAGAACAGATTCATCGATCCCTCATAAGGGCTGTCACCTGGTGTAGTGGTACCATGCGCCGGCCGTGATGATCCGGGTTGAGCTGGTTGACAACCTCGGTGAGCTGCCCCCGATAGATCATTTGTATCACACCAGGCAGAGACATGCCCAGCATATCCGCAGCCACCTTCAACGTGACCAAATCAGATTCTACGTAATCGCTCTTAATGTAAACAACCTTGCGTTCCTCTAACACTCAACCTCCTTCGTTTCAGATAACAATTAGTATAGTAATAATTAGCTAACAATGCAAGCCCCTAAAATGGTGACAAGTAGATCCCCAACTCAGCTCAGCCCAGCCACCAACGGCCTTTGATCCTATTCGTTTCCCCGCGCAACCGGTTGAAGTAGTCTTCTCAGGCTACACAGGCGTTTCCCAGAATGTTTCGTTATGGCCTCTTGCCGGTGGAGGTTCGGTTCTGATTATCCATCGGTCAGGACTTCCTCAGATTACACACGCGTTTCCCAGGCTGTTTCACGATGGCCTCGTGCCGGTGGAGGTTCGTCACAAACCAGCCGGAAAAAGCGATGACCGGCTAAGGTAAAAAGCATTTAAGAAAAGAGCACAGAAATAAGGTAAAAAGCATTTAAGAAAAGAACACAGAAAGACCACAGCCCCCCATCTCCTCAGTGTCGCGCAAGCAGTCGTCGCTTCAAGGTCGGGTTTTACCGATTTGGTCAAACGGCGGTTTTAATCCCTCCCTATTCCGCTCCTCCTTTGCTTGCGCTATCTTTTCCATTATGGGGGGTAAGGAAATCATAAACCCCAGAAAAAGCACAGGAGGTGCTCTATGTCAATGTCCTTGTTCGGTGGGTCTCGGGTCTGTCAGTCTCAGGCGCTCGTCTCACGTGTCGTGGGCGCCTGGCTCGCCTCCGGTGGGTCGGTTTCCACCGGCTGCGCTACCGGCGCAGATGCCTTGGTTGTCAGTTCTTGCCTCGCCTGGTCCAGCCTCGCCGGTTCTGGCGGTGCTGGCCAGCTCAGCGTCTTTGCCGCCTTTGGGCCCGGTGGCCGTGGCTCTTGGTTCCGGTCCTCGGTGGCTGGTGTCCAGGCGGCCGCAGCTGCTGGCGCTCAGGTCTCCTGGTGCGCCGGTGGCGAGCTCGGGCTGCCTCTGTCCGTGCGTCTCTTCCGCCGCTCCTGGGCCGCCCTGTGCGGTTGCAACTCCGCTGTTTTTTTCGAGCCGGGCCCTGGTTCGCTCTCGGTGGCCACCGCTGCCGTGGGTCGCGGTCTACCTGTGTTCGTTTTTTCAACATCTGCCCCCGCCTGCCTGCGTGGGTGCGGTGGCTGCTGGGTGCCTGGCGTGTTCGCCGGGCTGGGCTGCTGGCGCTGGTCGTCAGGTCAGCTCCCCCTGTTCTAGGTCGCTCCCGGTGGTCAACCCCACCGGTTCACAAAAGTTTTAGTTTTTCAACAAAGGAGTCAAAAATGTTTCAACCCGCGTTACGCCTCAACTCAGATCCCGCTGTAGTTACCAGCCGTTTCCAGGCGTTCGTCGCTACCTGGCCCGCCAGCGCCAACCGCTTTAATCAACGGCTTATGCTCGCTCAGGATCTGGCGTCTACCTCTGGCGCAGTCGTGCAACTCGATCCCGATCGCTACCAGGTGGCGAGCCAGTCCACCCCGGGCGGCTCGTACATCGTCACCCTGTCCACCAAAAGCTGCACCTGCCCCGATCACGGTGCACACGCAGCCGCTGGCGTCATTTGCAAGCACCGCTTGGCCGTGGCCCTGTTCGTGGGCTGGGGAGAACCCACCGAGGTCGAGCGCCAGCACATGGCCGTGGTTGCCCGCCAGGCCGACCAGCGCGCCGGCTACATAAAATTCCTTTCCATCCATCCGTACGTTTCCCCCTTTCACATTGGTTTTGCGGAATACTGCCAGCACCCCCGCCTGGGCGTGATCGCTTACGCTCACCCACTACAGGGCGAGATCTCAGTCCCTTGCCTGGCTGGCGAGGAATTCCATGAAAACCAGGACCCCCGCGGCGCTTTACGTGTCCAGGTCATCGCACTCACCGGCACACCGTTCGTCGATGGTCTCTGGGCCACCACCTATCTCACTACCGCCGCAGATCGCTTCACACCAGGTCTACCAGCCACTTGTATCCTCTAACCCTTTCAGGCCCTGCCGGCCGGGCCAAAGACCGGCAGAAAGCCAATCCGATGAAACCGCAAACCCTCGCAGATAAACTTGCTGCTCAAATCGCCGAAAGTGATCAGGCTGCCCTTACCAAATACAATAAAAATTACAACAACACTCATTACCTCGCAGCCACTCGCAATGACTATTGCCAGGATTGGAACAAAACAGCCTCAGATTGGAGCCCCGATACCGCAGCTCAATTTGAGAATTTTTTGATAGATCAGGCCCTGGCTCTGTGTGGACATTCCGCTTATTCTGTGAGTCAGTTCTTGTTCCAAACCTCCTGCGTAGTCCCTGAATCAGTCTTTATTTTCCTGGCTGATTTCGTCCAATAATCCATCCATGGTGCCGGTTGGTCCTACCGACTATGGGACCAACCGTCACCAACCAGAAACCCGAAAGGAATCGAAATGAAAATCAGTGAGATGTACCCCAAACGCTACGCTTCCGGCGAAGACCTGGCCGGTAAGCCGGTCAGCCTGACCATTTCCGCCGTCCGCCGTGAGCAGCTCCACCCCCAGCCCGGCAGCCCCGCCGTGGAGAAGTTCGTCTTATACTTCCAACACGCCACCAAAGGCGTCATCCTGTCCGCTCCCCTGGCCCGCCAGATCGCCGCCGCCCTCGGTGATGATACCGACACCTGGACCGGCAAACGGGTTACTTTGTACCCCGAGCCGATGACCGTCGCCGGCAAACCTCGCATTGCCATTCGCGCCCGCCCAGCCACCAACGGCGAATCCACCCCGCCTGCTACCCTCCAGGAGCCGGACGAGGAAGAAGCGTAAATCCATTCATGGTGACGGCCGGACCACGAGCTCGCCGGCCGGCCGTCACCAACCAGACCCAATAAAGGAGCCTCAAATGTACGACAGAGATCAACTTACCCAACTCCCCGCCCAAATTGCCGAACTACTCGACAAGACCCTGGCCCAGCTCGCCCTCTTGCAGACCCACGCCGCCAACCTGGTGGAGCTGGGCATCGTCGACGCCAGCACCTACTACCGGGGCGGAATCTATCTCTACCTGGTCCACCCGACCCAGCCAGATGGTAACCGCCAGCGCGAGTATATCGGCAAAGATGTGGGCAAAGTCGCTGCAGCTCTGGCCCGCCTCGAACGCTATCAGCAATACAATTCAGTCACCCAGGAGATCAATCGCCTCGAAGACCGCCTCGGTGCCATCGGTTATAGCCTGGAGAGCATTAAGCGCCAGCTCGAGCGTTTCTAACTGGTGACAATCTCAGCTCAGCCTGGCCCCCGGTCCGCCACCAATCCCCGCCCAACCCGCGGGGATTTTGCTTTGGCGCCACACATGCCGGCGATCCGGGCCTGATCAACCACGTGGTCGTCACCAAATGGTGACCCGGGCGAGCTCCTCGAGCGAGATCTTCGGCACCATTGGTGACACCGGTCCCCTGCGCCAGGCTGAGCAGCGACACCACGTCGACCACCACCATTCCCAGCGAGGCTGGCCACCCGGGCCGGCACGTCAAATCTGGCGATGCCGGCAGCCTCGCCAGTCCCGTCGATACCGGCCGGCAACCTCGCCAGTCTCGGCGATGCTCCAGCGTCGATCGTATACCACCATTTATGTCGTGGTGAGATCCGGATCCTATCGCTTAATCTGGCGAGGTGGACCCACCAGGTACCCTCGTCATTTCCGGCGCTGTGATCATCCTGCAGCTGGAACCGCCAGAACCGGCGATGAGGCCAGGCCCAATACGACAATTTTTGTCTTGTTGGGCCTGGCCTCATCATCATCTTTGGCGATACATCCGGGACCCTTGACAACCCCGCCAGATTGAGCGATACTGGCCATAACGATTTTTACGGAGGTAACCATGTCCTATCCAGGCGGCAAAAACGGCAGCGGAGTCTACCAGGCGATCATCAACCAAATGCCCCCGCACGCGGTCTACATTGAGCCATTCCTCGGAGCTGGCGCGATCATGCGTTTGAAGCGCCCGGCGTCCTGCAGCATCGGCATAGACATCGATGCCGACGTGCTCACCCGCTGGACCGGTGCAGAGATTCCCGGCCTCCAGATCATCGGTGCCGATGCTCTTCACTGGCTGGCCAGTACCACTTTTACCAGCGATACCCTGGTTTATCTCGATCCGCCCTACCTCCGCCACGTCCGCAGCTGCCAGCGTCGAATCTATCGGTGTGAGTTCGATCAGGTCTACCAACACGAGCATCTCTTACAGCTCATCTTAACTCTGCCCTGCATGGTCGCCATTTCCGGCTATTATTCCCCACTCTACGCCAATCTACTTCACAACTGGAGATCGATCCAGTACACCGCCCAGACCCGTTCAGGCCGGCCCGTCCAGGAATGGCTGTGGATGAACTATCCACAGCCTGTAGAGCTGCATGATTATCGTTTCCTGGGTAAGAATTTCCGGGAAAGGGAGCGAATTACTCGCAAACGCAAACGTTGGATCGAGCGCCTGAAGCGCATGCCAGAAACAGAGCGTTATTCTCTTCTTTCAGCCCTCGAGTATTTCAGGTCCACAACGCCATAATCGACGTGGCCAGTATCGCCACAAATGACGCGCTAGCCCGGGCGCTGGTGCCGCTGTGGGGCCGAATCCGGTTCGAGTTGGAGCTGCATCTGTCACCAAATGGTGCCAGCAAAACGCACGTGTAACTGACAAATGCCACCAAAATTATCTGATTAGGCACTCAAAAAATTTTTCTTAAATTCTGTTTTTATAAGACAAAACCAAAGATATTCCTAATCTGGTTTGTCTTTGCCGGGCTGGGCTGGATATTTTCTCAGGATAAGTTGCGCCGGTGGCATGGTTCGTTAATTTCCCATCCACCAGTCAGGACTCTCTCAATCTGCGTTGCGCCGGCGGTGGACGCCTAAACAGTCCATCCAAAACCCGCATCAGCACCACACCAGCCCGGTCAGGCCGGACACAGACTGCCCGGCTATCCACACTCCATAGAAAGTTGCTGAGCCGCCGTTGGTCGACTCCAGCCAGTAGATGCTGTGACAGCCAACCGCCAACAGGGTTTTTAGATTAGCCATCGCAAGATTTTTATCGGCGGTTCTATTCCCTGGAAAAGCATCCGCCGAGTTAACACTGGTGGAATCAAGGCCGATCCCAGCGCAGGCAGTAATACTGGAGCTGCCCAAGGCGAGAACGTCCAGCTCGAATTCATCATAATCTTCGGCCACCCCCACCGTCACCAGGATTTTGGTGGTGTTGGCATTCTCGACCCGCCAGGTGGAGCTGTTATAGGTCCAGCTTGCAGTACTTTCAAAAAGTTTGACAGCTTTCTGCACACGGTTGAAATAATTCCACAACCCTCGCTCAGCCACCAGGTCGTTGACGTTACTTGAGCTGCTCGGCGTAAAGGTGCCCAGGTACAGGCGTGTCTGATCGGTTGACTTTGTATAGACGCCGTCCTGGTAGGTCAAGGCCGTGGCCCTGGATATCAGGTTGGTCCAGGCCAACGATTCAAGCTCGACGCTGTCGCCATCCCAATAGGCGAAGACGTCGTAGCACTTGGCCGTGTTCAGGCCGGTCAAGTTGAGGGTTGGCGGGCTGACGGTTTGAATCGGGTACGAATACCACCCAAAGCTGGGGTTATAGAAGGATATCAGGTTGCCCCTGAACGGCACCAGGTAAAGAGCAGAGCCGCTGTTATCGCCAAAGTTCGGGGCGCTGTTCAAGAGCGACAACCGGCCCTGGCAGCCAATGAACGGGTTGTAATTTATCAGACTCTTGATCATGCCGGCAAACGCCGTCCGGATGGTGGGCGCTTGAATGGCGGAGCCGTCCCAATAAAATGACCCGATCAGGCGCTGGTCCGTGCCTTCGGTGGCGGAGGAGTTGACCGTGATGGTGAAGTTGCTGCTAGCTGCGGTGCGGCAGGCGAACACGTACCACATGGCCGGCGATCCGGTCGGCTTGCCCCCGGCTGACAGGTCCACGTTGGAGATCGATCTCAGCACGAAGCCGTTGACGATCAGGCCTACCGGCGCAACAGCGCTGCAGGGCACACGCAGGCGGTCCGTCCCCAGGATGGTGATGGTTAGGTTGGCGGCTTCCCAGCGCGCCAGCATGTCGCCGACGTTGGCGCTGTCGGCCAGGGCCTGGCCCAGGCGCAGGCAGTCCGCCCGCAGGTTGTTGTAGTGGCTGGCGGCGGTGGGCTGGCCGGCGGTCACATCGGAGGAAAGGGGGTAGGTCATGGGGTGTTCCTTTTAAATTTGGTGTCATCTGGTCCACCAGCTGGAGCTGAAGAAGGCACCACACCCATCAATTCGGGTGCCACCAGGGTTTTAAATAGCTCGATGGCTTCGGTGAGCTCCTCGAATTTCTTGTATGAATTTTCAGTATGCAGGTTCGAGACGCCGCGCAGGTACATACTGTGATCGAAGGCGTAAGTCTGGCGCTGCAACGTCATCGCCATTGTTGCGACAAGTACGGCTTTCTTGATGGTGATCATTGGTTCTCCGCATTCTGGCCGGGGTCTTTAGGTTCTCCAGTCTCGACATTGACCACATCTTTGACCGGGGTTTGCTTAATTTGTTTGGTGGGTGTGGTGTCAGCGATCGGCTTCGAAGCAGGGACCGGAGGCACCACTGGAACCAACGCCGGCCCGGCTGCCTTGCCCCTGGCTAACATTTCGTCCACTTCGACCGGCTCACCCGCGAAGCGGTAGATCAACCGCAGCAGCTCACTGTCGTCGATCAACTGCCGGTCCCGCAGGATGGTCAGGGTGTTGGTGATGTTGGTGGTCGCCATCGCCAGTCTGATGTTGTCGCGCTGGCTGATGTCCGAGCCGCTGATCTCGAAGTCCGGGGCAGACGGCATGTGTCGGTCTACCTTGGCTCGCCGCCGGATGACGGCCTGCAGCACGTCGTTGATCAGGTACATAAAGTAGCGCTGGCGCTGCTCGAAGCGGCGAAAGGTGGGGCCTCCCGCGGATTCGGCGGTGGTGCGTGTAGCGGATTCGGGCTCGGCCAGGAAGTGCATGGGCAGGCCGCTGCCGGCTGCGATCATCTTTTTCAACGCCAATCCGTCCTCGTTGGCCTGGTCCGCCTCGAGCTTGGGCTGGACGACTGCCCATTCTTCGCTCGCATCCGTCACCAGGATGCTGCCGGGTGAAGGCGGGGCGCTGTTGAGCTGGTTCTGCCGGCTGATCCGTTCGGCCTCGCTGACGAACTTGGCTTTGACCGTCCACATGAAAGCGGTCTTGAATCTATTGAGCCGCGCCCGGTCTTCCAGCCAGTTAGCGTATCTTGCCAGCCAGCGCAGCATGGGAGCCAGGTCAGACTCCCCCCACTGCCCACCGGACGGCCGGTTGATGGCGTAATGGAAGATGACCGTATCAAATGCCCCGTTTTCATTTTGCGTGTCTGTCAGGTCGTTGTAGACCGAATAACTGTGTTCCTCGAGGGAGAAATCGTTCCCTTCAGTCACGTCGATGACCAGGGGCTGCTCGATGTCGTTCTCGGCCGCGTGGATCTCTTTTACCTGCGTGGCGGGGATGGCGCGCACGTAGCTCATGCCGGCCGGGTCGGTAGAGAGCAGGACAAACAGGTTGCCCGTCCGGCCCAGCTCGTCGCACCACTCGGTAACCCGGATGGCCATGTGATTGAGGCGGTGGTCCCAAAACCTGGTGATGAATTTCGAGGCATATTGGTTCTTGCATTCGAAGGACAGGCCCTCGCCGATCACGTACTGGCTGGTCAGCTCGATGATGCGCCGGGCCAGGGGATTGACCCGCCAGGCTTCGAGGGCCTGCTGCATCACGTCCAACCGGTCGTAATCGTAGCGGTCCCTGTGTTCGCTGGTTGCGCCGGTCTTGTTGAAGGTCAGGTCGTTCTCGATCACCTTCAGCATAGCCCTCACCTGCCGGTTAATCTCACCTGAAAAAAGTCTTGAAATTATGCTCATAGAATTTTCTTTTCTTTCTTTTCTTCCCTAAAAATTCTCTTCTTTGCGTCCTTTGCGCCTTTGCGGTTACTCTCTTATCTTCATCAGGTCCTCCCCGCCGATGCGGAAAGCCGAGAACCCCCGGTCATGCTCTACCCAGACTTCGGGACCGGCCAGACTGTAAACCGGGATGACGTCGCCTTCGCTGAGAATTGCGAGCGGACTTTTATTTCGGTTCGGTTCGCGGCGGATCATGACGGCTCTGCAGGTGATCACGGCGTAGAACAACGGCTTTCTATTCGGTTTCTCCGCCTTGTCTAACAACGGCAGCGGATCGATGCAGGTCGCAACGCTGCTGGCGGTCCTCAGCTCAAAGTGCAAATGTGGACCGGTGGAAAAGCCGGTATTGCCCGACAGCCCTATGACCTGGCCTTCGCCGACCTGGTCATCTCGTTGAGTTTGCAGAATTGAAAGATGCGCATAGATTGCCAGGTATTGCGGGCCTTGGACACGCACGTGCAGCCCATATCCGGTCTTCGGGCTGGCCTGGGTGGCCGGATCGAGACCGGCAAAGACAACTAGGCCAGCAAAGGTGGACTTAACCGGCGTCCCTTCCGGTATGCCAAAGTCCAGGCCGTTGTGCCCGTGCGTCAGCGGGTACCAGTCCGGGTTCTCGCCGAACTTCTGCGTGATTTGGTAGTAATTATCGATAGGATAGATCATATAAATTCCTCTTCTTTTCTTCCCTTTAAACCTCTTTGCGTCCTTCGTTCCTTCGCGGTTAATCCTCATTCGGTTCC